TATGTATTATAACAGTTTATAATTATGGTATATAAATAAAAGAGCAACAATAGAGCAACTTTATCTGAATTAGATACTTTCTCCTTTTTTATTGAGGACAAATATACGGAAATATTATATAGGATCAAAACAAAGTTGGCTATAATCAAAAAAAGGCAGCTTATTCGGCTGCCTTCTCTATCTTCTCCCTAAACAACCTTAACTGGTCAACTGTCGGGTAAAACGTAGGGTTCTCCCAGTTCTTACCAATCACAAGGAGCATCGAATCAAGATACTTCTCGCAATCGAGAATCTTGGCGCATTTGTCCAGTTGAAATTCCCCGACCGGGTATCTCTTATTGTTGAGCGTTTCTTTCGCCCAAGCTAGCAACTCATTTATCGAGTCGTGGTCGTATTTCTGTTCTTCAGCCATAATATTTAGTTTTCGGCAAAGGTATAAAAAATCCCGGCATAGCATCAAAAAACGTTTGTCTTATCATCGTCATCCTCGGGAAATAGTAACGACATTTGCTGGTATTGCTTGGGTAATGCCACATCAAGCATTTGCATAAACTTTGGGAGGCTATAATTACAGGCCTTTGCCAGAGTTTGGATAGAAGCCAAGTGCTCTTTCAATTTAGGATGACCAATATCAGTCGTAAGATATTGATGTAATTTACCCTTCCTGTTCCCATTTTCATTTTTAGGATTTACTTTCTTTAGTTCAGTAAGTACCATAGGCCCCAATCGTTCATAAACAATATCATTTATCCAATACCCAACAACACCTGGGTGCCTATGAGTTTTAGACCAACTCCAGTTATGTAATTTATATAACATTTCAAAGAAACTATCATCAAACGTTTTAGCCCATCTTGCAGCCTCTTGTGAAATAAAAGTTTTCAAAAAACGTTGCAATTCATCCTTAGCTCTTCCTTTTTCTTTATCGTACCCTGTTGCTTCGTCAACTAAAGCGATAATACCAACTTTAGCGACCGCACGTATTATGATTGTGGCATTCTTTATATACTCTTCATCTATATCAAATTGCCGGTCACATCCAGCATCAATTATAGCATTGCAAAGATCTATAAGCAAAGTTGCTTCATATCCATATGTGACTGATTGTGAACCACCTGCATTGTTCCTTTTAAAAGGTATCGGGTTGTTTAATTTCTCTAAAGTACCGGACAATAAATTCATCTGAATACCTTTACTATTAATAAATCTATTGATCCAAGTTCCTGATGAATTTTTAGCACCAATTGCACTTTGAATACCACGTCCGGAAAAGACTCTCATTCCGTTTTCCAACACATAACAAGGGAGTTCTAAATTGCCAAGTTTTAAAGGTGTTTTATCAGACCCAAATTCAGCACTAAGTATTTCTTCTTCAATTATCAAGTCAGATATAGAAATATTAAGAACATCTGATATTCGCCTAAGCATTTCTTTGCTAGTATTTCCATTAATGGCTTTACTCAATCCAACTTCAGTCACTCCTATTTTTTCAGCCAACTCTTTTTGGGTAACTCCCTTTTCCTTTAATACTTCCTTTATTCTATTTTTCATATATAGTTTAATTTTACCACAAATGTATAGAAATTAATTTAATATATGAAAGGATAATCAAAGAAATTAAACTGTATAATAAAAATCCCCGACTACATAGCCAGGGACAAGCACAAAGATATAACCCTTGCAATAATCGCAAGAGGAATCAGCCAGTACAACCACCTTTCTAGGCGTTCCATAGCATAACCAACAGAAGCCGACAGAAATCCGAGTGGTACCGGTCATCTGCCTGTTCAAGCAATATATCCAGTTTTTCGTTTCTCATTTTCGAGCACAGACTTTATTCGTTCTTCAGTAAAACCAAAACGGGCGGCAAACTTCTTGAAAGCCCGCATCCTGTTATCCGGAATAAGAGCATACATGCTATTAATAGGAGTATCACTCTTTAATGCTTTTTGAACTTGTTTATTCTGCATGGATTAATGTATTAAATGTTTGGACTTATCTTTGCAGCATTCACACTCACACAACAATGTCTTAGCATACTCCCATGTCTTTTCAATTATATCATCTCCGATATACTGAATTTCTTCCCCGTACGGGTCTATACCGAACGCCTGGCAGATATGAGTGGCCATGTGACCGCATTCATGCCGCCATGACTTGGCAAACTCCTTTGGGGACGAAGTAAGTGCAATAACCATTACAGTCTCCCGGGTTCCGAAGTTGGAGTAAGTAACTCCGGTATTCAGGTTGCCGGAGTTTATGTTATCATATGCGGTACGGAGCATATCACCATTACAGCCGATGGAATGCATACTATCCAGTATCTCTTCTGTATAATATGTATCTACTGCATAATATACCATGCAGCTCCAGTCATACTTGGGCAATGTAAACCGTTGTCTTATCATTTATCAGAGCATTTCGTCCCACTCTACCGGTTCTCCGGCTCTGTTCATCTTTGCGTACCACATACACATTGCCATGCCGTCAGGAGCATCCGGATCGTCAACCATATCCTTTATGTACAATGCCATGTGTGCTTCATCTGACACGGAGGATTTAAACAAATCCGCTTTGCACTGATTAGCCCAGTATACATAATCATACAGTACATTATTTTCAAGCTTTATTCCATAACGGGTGAGCAATTCGTCAACCTTCTCTTTAGAGATTGGTTCAATACGTTCTTTCTTTCCCGTTGAAGGATTCATTTTCTTCATCAATGATACGGCAAATTCACACATTTTCTTGTTGAAATGCCATCCAAAATGGGAAAGATACGCTTCCATCTCTTCCGGTCTTCTGTCTCTTATATCCAAAGGTTCTCTTCTCATGATTCAATAAAGTTATAGGGAGTAGAAATGATCCACTCCCTAATTAAACATTAACGATAACGGGAATAACGTCCTGTACCACGTACGCCACGTCTTTCTCCATAACCGCCACGACCGGAACCACCGCCATAATTATCACGTTCGCCCATTTCGTCATAACGGTCATCGTCATCGTCATAATAACGTTCACGTCTTCCCATGCTTTCACCACCACCGGATAACTCCTCGATGCATTGCATCAACTTACCACCGTATTTGAGCATCTTTTCAGCGTAGTCGGACATTTTCTCGACTTTGCTTTCTGTGATTTCAACTATCTGCATAATTATTTACTTTTAGGATTATTACTACCACTGCCCAAAGCCTTTGCAAGCATATCTTTTATATCGGTAAGGGTATTCTCGACACCGGATACCTTTTGTTCAAGGACACCGATTTTCTCTTCCTGCTCTTTTTCTTTAGCCAACTGGGGATTCAGCTCCCTAAGCATAGCATCACAGGAAGAAATAACCTTCTCATGGTAAGGGACACTTTCTATCACTCCCCGGCTTATTCTCAACATAGATTCCACCTCGGCATTCATTGCCTCCCGGCTTTCCGACACAACAACTCCGTTCGCACCAAAGTTTGCGATAGATAGATTTGCCGGAAGTTGTTTGAAATCAATGGTTTCTTCACCAACTTTGACCGATACATCAACAACAGTTTCCATGTTCTGTCCGTAAGTTTGTCCCGGCACATACTGCCCATATTTAGGCTGAGGATTGCTTACTGAAACAACCTGCCCCATTTTCAATTCAGGATTTTCCCCTTTTTGAAGGATATAAAAGATATTGGATTGTCTTAGACTTTGAAACATAATTCATTAATTCTTTGAGAAGTGGGATTACTCCCACTCCATATTTTACTTTGACCTTACAGCATTTGCGCTTGCCACTGCCGCTTCGCCATTGTTGGCAGCAGCCGGTGTTGAAGCCGTAAATTCCAGAAAACGTATAACGCCTGTGCGCTTATTAAGATAAGCAAGACGCTCCGTAGTGCCCGTTACATCAGTCCCTGTCACCGGATTGTTGTTGCTGTCTACAACAGGAACCTTTGAAGTACCTGTAGTAGTACCGGCAACTGCCAATGTTGTCTGTCCTAAGTTGGGAGCTATAACATTTATAGGTAGGGCTTCTCCACCTGCTGGAACATCCGCATGAACCTTTAATAGGATTATGCTTTCGCACGGAAGTTCATTATAGCAGTGAGGATTAATACCATAATCTACACTTGCATCTGTCAACTGAACAGCGTTCGTTGAAAGTTCGTAGATGCCATTAACGTCAACTCTCCTAATTCCCCTTGCGGAGCGATTTATCAGGAAAGGACTTGGAAGCCAGTAAGGATACATTAAGTTAGGATATAACATAATTACCTCCTTTCTTAGCAACCGCAAGTTCCTAATGTAGATACACCGAAGTTTACAGGAACGGAATAGTTTACGGGAACATAGTTACCGCTGGCCGGGCAATAGGGCATCGGGAACGTAGGCGGTTGCGCACATTCAATCTTTGCCAGACGGCTGCTCAAATCACTCAACGCAGCACCAAGAGGAGCAGTAGCTTGTGCCACAATCTGCGAAGTCATTGCAGAACTCTTAAACGTCCCGTTCTCTTCACGCAAATGGTCAATCTTGTTCTGCATCTCACGCATTTCAGCCGCACGTTGTCCGGCAAGGATTTTTTCTGTTGAATCAGAAATACTCTTGGTAATCTCACAAGTTTGCTGTGAAGTAGCATACCCTAATGATGAGAATCCACGCTCCTGTCCAATGGCTACGCCATTAATAGCATTCTGCAATGTGTGAGTTTGTTCACAAATAGCCAATCGGTTTTCGCAGCAACATGATGCAATCTGTTGAGCGATCTGACAGTTACCCTGTTGGATAGCATTGATAATCTGCATTGAACTTTGTCCCACCTGATTACCAACTTGTTGAACTTGAGACATTACACCATTGATGGCATTCTGAACCTGACCGATTGAACAATTCAAATTAGTAGCCAGATTGTTAATTGCTTGCCCGTTTCCTTGAATTGCGCTCATAAGTAGCTCCCTTCCTGCATCATTGTTAATTAAGTTAGGAATACCGGCGCCAGCAAATCCACCACCGTTACCGCCATCTCCGTTGTTTCCCCATCCGTTGCGTCCGAAAAGTGGGAACAGGAAGAAGAGGAAGATTATCCAAAGAAAAGAAGAGCCATCACCACCAAACATACCGCCACGATTATTCATTGCAAGCAACAGATTGGGGTCAAGACCGTTTTTCTGCAATAAGGGGGCAAGCATAGCCATCATCCCACTACCGCCACTGTTCCCGCCTGATTCCGGGAAAACGTAAGTTTTTGTTTCACTCATATTAATATACGATTATAACACGGTCAATATTAACCGCATCACAAAAGTATATAATAGAGACCGCTTAAATCAGCACTCATTTGCAAGCGATTTGCGAATATTTTGCAGATATATTGCAATCATTTTGTTTGCATTTTTACGGCTCTCGAAAGTGGATATAAGATAGCGTATACTGGCAGATGTCTTATGAAGTAAAGCAGCTATCTGTTCAGGATATAGACCGTATTCAGTAAGGAAGAACACTACAATAGAACGGGCATCGACGACTTCGGTCACTTTGGTTGATGAAAGGATTAGTTCTGTAGAAACTTCAGTTTCTTTTCCTACAAGGTTCAATATTTCGGCAAAAATCTCGGACTTACACATGGTAATTAATTTTTTTGTTGTACTTTTGCCTTTGCCAATCAAACTTAAGGTTATTGAAAGAACAAAAGCATGTATAGAAATGTTAAGGATATTATACCCCTGGCACTATCTATGCATGCTTTTGTATGTTTAAAAGTTTGATTGGCGTCAACTTTAGTGTCGGGGGTTCTTTTTACTCTACCCCCAAAAAAAAGAGCTACATTTGCTACGATATCCGGCCTTCTACTTTACCGGTCTACGGATTGAATTCTAATTAGCGCATCATGTTACCTCCTTTCTTGGATTATATAATTTTCATCGATTATTGTATATAATTTCATCACATTTCTGTATTTACCACATAAACAAGTTCCAACTAACTCCTGCACCAACATACCAACCGCCCGGATAACTGTATCCTGCTTGCAAGCCTAATCCCCAGCGTTTCTTCTTCTGTAAAGGTGGAAAAGTAATAATTTTATTATCTCTGTATATTTCCATAGAATCAAGGCTGGGATTATATCCACTGACTACCGCCCGGTAATCATCGGTCTTATACTCCTTGCTTGTTATCGGTATCAGTACCGGAATAGAATCTCCTTCTACGGTTCTGTCAGTCGTTGTATCTATCAAGATAGGTAGATATACCGTATCGGTACGTTTCAGAGTTTCTTTTACTAGCTTAGGGATTGTGTCTCTTACTGTGTCCCGGATATGTACAGTATCTCCTTTAATGTAAACCGTTGACGGATCGTGCGGATTACACTGCATCCACACGATCACGCCAAGCAACAGGCAGACTAGTATCCAAGGGAGGGACTTCATGCTACTTCAACATAAATACCAACCAATTCAGAAAGGTTAGCGTACACCGCCTGTCCGGTAGAACGGGTGCACTTATAGGTAACTCCGTCCTGCGAATAGTATTTGCCCTCTTCCAATGTCATATTGTTGTTATATGGAATCGGATCATCCTTTGTTCCGGCAGCGGTCTCGTTGATTTCCTCATAGAGAGCTGCGGTGTTGATGCTTGGCGGTTGATTCTCCAAGACGGTAGCAATGTCCTGACGAACCCGGTAGAGTCCATCATTATATTGCACTTTCATTCCGGTTGTTAGCGACTTGCTGATAAACTCATTCCAATACGGATACATGGACTTCACTTTCAACGCTTCGTTGTCTGTCAGGGACATAGTTTGAATTCCGGCTCTGGTCACATTCAAAAGGTTCTGCGCTGCCGCCACCTGGATGAATTCCGCACTCCCTTCTGGTTGTTCCTCTTCCGTCCATGACCATTCATCACTTGACAGAAGGGCGTTCAGTTCCGGGCTGTCAAAATAGTATCTCGGAAACTCTTCATCCCTGTAAGGGGACAAATACTCTTCGTGAAGGATTACCTTACTTCCGTCTTTACTTTTTCTCATTGTGGGGATAGCCAGCAGACCGTGCTGGGCTAGCCATTCGATTGTTACTACTGCGTATTTCATATGTTTTTTAATTAATTGTTTAACTTACTTCAATGTTATTCTCAATACCTACAATGTCATTAAGTTCCTTTATTTCTTCTTCATCAGGCACATCGGGTAATAGCATAAATTCGTAAAGAACCATTTGAGCGTAAAACGCATTATATTTTGCATTGCTTCCAATTGCCGGAGAAACAGTATTATCGTTATTAGAATTGCTATTAGTTATAGTTATATTATGAGTTACATCTTTTAATTGCGATCCTTTAACAGATGTATTTAATACTCCATCAATATAAGTTTTCCCGTCATTCCTAGAACTATAAGCAATAGAGTCTTCATTATTGAAATTAGGAATATATATAGCGAAGCTATTAGGGTTATTATCCCTTCTTTGGTCATACAGCATTAAAGCATCCTTATTCCAATTTACTTTCATCAACATACACTTACCACCATGAGCCAAAGTAGAAATAGTAATATGGTCATCCGTTCCATCAAAGCGAATACTACCGTCCTCATTTGCTCCACTTTCTTCCGTGTAGGCGAAGTTATTCAATCTACCATGATTACCTTTACCTGTCAAGTCCGGAATGTATCCTAGTATCTTGTAGCTGGAGTTTGGAATCCTCAACCTATTAGGCGACAGGATACAGTTCGGCTCATTGGCTTTTAGGTAGGTACGTGCATTATCAAACACCATAGACTTCTCTACCTTTATGATAGTGTTTGGGTAAAGCGTTACACCATTATACCGTGTCTCGGATACAGTATATAGCTCCGGTAAAAGGTTGGCACTTCCTGCAAAGACTATATCACTGCCTACTTTCAACTTATCTCCCCAAGTGATAGTTTTACCATCTTGTTTTAGATTAATTATTGCTGGATATGGCTGTACAATATCCTCGTATCTGATGTACTCGTCAATGGTTATGTCTATCTTTTGAGGGGATTTATCTATATGAATAGGGGCAGTTTGAGCATAACTAGAATTTACACTTATGACTTCATTTTTTCCATTTACTTTAATAGAAGATACTACATCAAGTTGCCAATCTCTAATAGGTGTAACTCTAACAATAATATCCTCAGTAGATTGAAAATAATCACCCGGATTCAATCTTACATAAGCACCACTTCTTTTAATGAAGTAATCAATTTGTTTATATGGAATATTGGATTTAGCAATAGGTCTCCACTCTATCATATCTGGATACAGAGTGCCTAACTTATACCTCTTTAATTGACGCTCTAGCAGGAACTCGGAAAGGGTGTAAGGGAAAAGCAAGAAAGACCAAAGAGCTAGTTTGCTGTATCTATTAGAATTACCAAGCTTAGCAAGCCAAAGCTTATCGGTATCAGTTGCTGTTCCGGCATTTATATTAATTCCATTATTAACATACTTGGATTGATAACTAATAAGTCTTTTGGTGTCTACTAATTTTTGAACACTACCCCCAAAGCTACTAGATTCATTAGTATAATCAAAACTGAAAGCTCCTTCTCTAAAGTCTTCACCTTTTAAAAATACTCCACCATCTGTAACTCCTAACATTTCCCTATCAGCTACTACCGTGTAATCCTTGTATATTGGAAGGTTTTCTACTTTGCCGTAATCATCAATACCATCAGATACCAATGCTCCTTCGTAGTCAGGAATAATTGTGACTTTTACTCTAACATTATCATTAATTCCTCCACTAACATAGAATCCACTATGTGCAGCATTTTCCGTTAGTGGAGATCCTGGAATTTCATATTCCCCGTCTTCTGATATAAATTTAACTGATATTGAACCATCAGAAGCTGCAATTCTATATGCAAGTCTACCATTAGTAATAGTATCAATTCCTTCTGCCTTAATTTTAAAAGAAGGAACCGCTGTATTTTTAGTATTAATCTCCAAGAAGTTATTACCATCAAAATTTGCGGTAAGGACAAAATTACTTTTGTTAACACTTACAGCGGCTCTGTCAGAAAAATATTTATAATCTTTAAAACTAAAAGGATAACTACCAATTCCTGATTGCTTATCCCAGTTTAAATTATATAATTTCAGATTATGCCCGTTGCCGGAGAAGTCCACAAGCTCATCATTGAAAGAAGCGTGGTTCTCATTGGTGATACCCTGCCGGATGGTGTCGTAGATGATATCCGGTTTAACATGCTTGTCCAAATTGAAGTAGGATATTACCTGATTGATTTGGTCGGTGGTTAATGTTTTGTTAGAGATGAATGTCCAATAGTAGGCTATTTGGGAAACTTCACTTATGGTGCCACTGTATTTATAACCTTGAACAAAGAATTTATCAGTAGGATCTAATGCTGAGTTACCTTCTGTTGTATAGTCTTTCTTATCTCCAAGTATATTATTTATCAGCGTAGGAGGATTGTTAGTATTTATCTGTCTTGAATACCCGTATATACCTGTTTTTCCAGCAGAACTACAAATATTCCTACAAACTACGTGAGCTACACTTTCCGAACGAATATTATTAATAGTTGTCAGTGAAGACAAACCTATCTGATGAACCATACTCACCACGGTAACCTCATTGCTTCCTCCCAACATTTCCTTAACCGTCTTGGTGGAAGTGATTAAGTCGTCTTTACCGTCGGTGACGAAGGCACCTTGATGAGAGGGGATTTGCTCAATAGTTATATCACAATCACCAATTACAGAACCGTCTAATGAAGTTATCATAAATCCATACCATCCAGCTACTAAATCGACAGATATTTCATTAACTCCATTAACCAATTCTTTAATAACAGTGTTTTCATTATTAAGAGTACATTTCATATCAGATGTAAGCCCTGATATTTTTAACTTAATATTAAACTTCTTAGTTGTAGTTACATTTTCAAAGAATGCATGGGTTTCAGTAAGAGATGACTCTATACGAGTTATATGAATACTATTGACATTTATTGTACTAACAATACCAAGTTTAGATATTCTCCATGTAGTAAAATCCTCTTCATACTTCCCATACCCACTATTCAGCTTGTAAGCCGCGTTACTTATGATGAACGGATTGTCCGGGTCAACCAAGTTCTTGATTACAGCCCTGTCAGGGTCGTCGTTGCTCTTGCCGTCACAGATACAGACAGCGACCAAAGAAGCCAATACTTCCGGGTCGATGTAAGGACGGGCGGAAGTATTAGCCCGGCGGGAAGGCGAACCGATCTGATTCAAACCAACCCGATTCAACCCTATTACATTTAATGGTAACTTGTTAAGCTTCATTGCCGGATTCGGTTACTGTTCCACTTAATACTTCACTTTCGCTTTCGACACGAATTGTCTTTGGATAGACCAAAGCCGAGAAGTCGCAGTCTATGGTTGTCCCTGCATTGTACGCAAGACTTCCGGGCAAAACCACAGGTTCAAAATTCCCTTCACTTGTCGTTCGTTGGAGAATATTTACCCGACCGTAGTTATCACGTTCCAAATGGATATTGAAATCAGAATTTACCTGAAATTCCGCATACCATACGCTGCTATTCTTTTTGAACTCCAAATTTATTGTTGCCATGATTGTTCCTCCTATTGATTATAATTTTAAAACCTGTTTCTTCACGTTGCAACTATCATAGCTGACGTGAACCCATGAGAAGTTCTTCTCATCTATCAGCTGCGTAAAAGGAAGGTTAAGCTCCTGTACGAGATTGAATAGCTTTTTGTTTTCCGCTTTTGTATTCGGAGTGCCAACTATATCAGCCGCCATTCCTTTCATGTGCTCGCTGGTCTTGCTTCCTCCTACAGCCTTGTTTAATGCTTCGCAACGGTATCCGCTAGTTACAATGATAGGTTTGCCATAGGCTTCCCGAAGAGGATCAAGAACGTTATCTATTAAACCATCTACATTGCAGATTAACGCTTTCGGCAGACGGTTATCAATACCACGTCTGTCAGCCGTTT